TGCCTCCACCTACTTATGGTTCATTTGAGATATTTAGTGTGTCGTTTCCTCCTCAGAAGAAGGCTGGTTATAGTATGGTTGCTGAAGATTATCATGATGAGGGTATATTGGTTCATTCAGAAAATACGAAACAGGGTGTTTTTCTTCAGAATGCCTGTTTTCTTATTTGTCTTGTTCAGTCCTTGTTTAAGATTGATTCTAGCACTGTCGGTGGTGATGAGGAGAAGCAAAATGCTATGTATATGTTTATGGATAAACAAGATGACCATTGTACGAAGGGGAGTCTTAAGACTGAGGTTAAGGGTGAGGGGGAGGATCCTGAGAAAGTGAGAATATTTTTCCTGGTGGATATGTTTCATTATTTGCTAGCCAAGATACACTTTGAGCCTTTTCACGACTTTCTTAAGTCTAGATTTCCCTTTGGTGTTGGTTTTCGTTGGGCTGGCGGTGGTGCACAGGTGTTATGGGACTACTTGTGTGGTGATGCAAAAGATCGTGTTTTTTTTTGTATGGACATAAGTGGTAAGGATTTATCATTTACTGCTAATGACATAGCCATTTTATTAATGACGGCTAGTTGGGGATTTGAGTTCGGTGATGATCCTCGATCTCGCATATGTAAGACGTTTCTGCGTTGGCTAGTTCAAAATACTGCCGGGCATGTTCTTAATTTTCCTGGTGGTTTGTTTAATTTGGTCATGGGTTCATTGTGTAGTGGTGATTATAATACCTCTTATTTGAATACTTTGCATTTGGTGGTAGTGTGTTGTTCGTATTGTGTCTTTTGTTTTGAGGAGACCAATGATATACGTTATTTGACTGCCATGAAAACTGGTTTGTTTCGTGTTGTTATACAGGGTGATGACATTATTGGTTCTATTTCTGATAGTCTTCCGTTGATGACGCCAGAGCACTTTCGTGCCTTTATAAAATCTCATTTTGCTATGAATGTTAAGGAGTCAGCTTTTCGTCAAGCTCGATCCTTATTGATTCAAGTGAATAAGTATGGTTTTTTGGTTACTCCAGAGAAGGAACGTATTGTGTTTTTGCAACGATATTTTCGTGAGTTTTTGGTTGTTCGTAATGGAGTTTCACGTCGTGTTTTGCGTCCGCATCGTAATACATCCGATACCATTTATAAAATGCGCTGGAATGCGCAAGGCATGAAGGACGCCTATGACTGTCTTTGTAAGTGGATAGGATTGGCCTTGGACACTATGGGTGTTAACGATGTTGCATGGCGTTTGGTTGTTGGCTCTATTGACTCTTTGTTGAAGGCCGATGTTTTTGGTGAGCTCGGTTATGAGCAAGAATCTTTGATTGCTCGCTTGAAAGATTCGAAGTTTGTCAGCGAACGATTGTATAAGATGGGTCTTGCTGAGGTTGATTCATCTAAGTACATGTTGCTTGCGTTTGATCGTCAAAGATTGTTGGATTTTACTGATGGTGTCAATGCCGATCCTGAGTATAC